AATAGATCCTGTTGTTCCTGTAGATGATCGACCAAAAGAAAATCCAAATAATTCAAATGCCATATGCCATTATGTATAACAGAAAAATTATATGAATTCGTGATAATCGTATGCAACAGTTAAACTGAATTCCGCAAAACTATCGTAAGAATCGTGAGACAAATCAATAGGACTCACACTAACAGGCCAACAATGTCTCAGCGCTATAGCACGACTTGGGCCTGGACCTACAAATCCAGGATGCAAGGTTCCAAATCCTCCATGACGATCATCACCGTAGTTTAATTGCCAGTCCGTACTGACGTCAGCATTGTATCTGTGATCTCTGGCATTGTCCATTATTTGCATCCAGTCTTCCAGTCGCCTACGAATATCTCTGTCAGAACTGTCGTACACGGTCATGGTCCATTCTCCGAATTGTCTTTCTCCGGAAAATTTTACAATTCTGCCCTGATATGCAACTGGAATCATTCCGATATCACTTCCAGGAAAGGAAACAGCCCGAACGTATACTTTTTCAGCATTATTAAATCCGTCACTGCCTATAAACGGACAGAATAATGTGTATCTGTTTGCTCGTATACCAGCAAAGGTGTTTCTGAATTGAGTTAATGTGTTTGGATTAGTCGACATTTATTCTCCTTTTTATGTGTTGGTCAATGTTACGGTAATGTAGTTGATTGATCCAGGAACTTTTACACGAATATCTGCAACAAATGATTTCGAGTCTATTACTTGTGGTGGATTATTGGTTTCATCACACACTATAGAATATTCACTCAATCCTCCGAGAGATTGAATTCGCAACAATGCACTGTCTGCCAGACTCTTAAACCTTTCTCTCGTATCTGGAGTGTTGTTATCAAACAAAATGTCTTGTGCGAGTGGCAACAATCTTCGTTTGATTTCTATTATTGTTCTCACAACATTGATTGAAACCAGAGTCGATGTCGATACGGCATGAGTGATATCACCGAACAAGAAAGTACCAGAACCTTTGACTGTAACAATCGGATTCACTCCCTTTGAGTATAATGCATCTTGTTCTGCTGGACTCAGTTTTTTTGTTAGGCTTACAGAATTTAGAACTTGACCTTTTTTGGGACCAGCTGGACTGATCCAAGGATAATTGATTTCATCATTTCGACAAATAATCCCGGTTAGATCGACACACAATGGAGTTTGAATCAGTGCGCTTGTTCCAATAGATGCAGTGGCATTTAAATGGTTTTTAAATCCAGCTGTGGATATGATGAATTCGTTGTTTGATGGCGCATCTATATTCGTGGAACTCAGTGTTCCTGTTATTCCTGCATTCACTATTCCGATTACTGGTGCCTCGCTTGTTTTGAGTGCATTGACTATTGTGACTACATCAGTTCTGTCTTGTGGTTCAGTATATGTGCCACCACTCCAACCAAGATCCGAGTGAAACGGTTGAAATATTATATCGTATTCGTATGCAGTCGAGGCAAAATCTGAAGCAGTGGTGACCGGATTAGTCGCAAGATTCCCTGATGGATTTATTCCTAATTGGCCCGTCCACCCATTTCCCTTAAATCCTACAACAACTTGAGCGCCGTATTGCAACACGTTTTGAACTGCCCACCAATACGGTCTGAATTTATTTTCTGCACCAAATGTAAAACCTTCTCCTGAACTACCCGATAACTTTCTCAGTTCATACGTGGTGCCGTATTTGCTGTTTAAAAGGCCTATTGCACCGCCTGATGAGATTCCATTGGTGCCGCTAACTCCATTCATTATGATGGATAATCCGTTTTCGGTTCCGGATGTTACTCCGATCACTTGTTGTACCAGTATTTTTACTCGTTCAAACCAGTCACCGATCGACTCGATTCTCATTGCACCGTTTTCTATTTCTCTGGCTGTTCCTAACAAATGCAGATCCGGCGCATAACATGCAGCAATCGTATCAGAAATTCCCGGCAATCGAACAGGAAACACGAATGAATCGTCTGCTAGTCTTATTTGAAGTTGTGGTCTTGGTCTGGTTGCCATTTTTTATTCTCCTTTAAACTTCTTATTTATAATTTTAAAAATTTTACAATTTATTTTAGAAAAATTTATTTTGTCGATATAAATCTATCCATTTTTTTGAATTTTCTTTAAAATCGACCAACATCCAGTTATCTGTTGTTTGATTGTTTGGATCGGCTTCTTCATTAGATTCGTTGACCGATACTGGATCTCCGTCTATGAGGTATCCAAACGGAAGCAAGTCTTCTTCTATTTTTTTCATGTCTTGTGAATACATTTCTGTTCTTATATCAGAATCTGTGATATTTTTGAAAAAATCCTGTCTTGTTGCCCAGGAAAACAAAACTAGAGTCATCGTTAAATCATCTGTATATCCGTCTTCTGCTTGAAAAGAAGAATGATTTGCAATAAATGTTGTAAGTTCTTCGATAATATCCGAATCTTCTATGATAAGTTTATCATTTTCTATTAAATTTTTCAAAACAGCACAACCAACCTTTTTTACAATCTGACTGGTTTTGATTCCAAGTTGACGAGATTTTTTGCTACCAAAACCTTCGTTCAAAACTTGGCCTTTTCTTCCCAACACATTAGACTTTACCAAATTTTCGTATTCTAAATCATTATGTAATATATCCGCAACCTGAGAACCTATATCATTTAATTCTACCATAACATAGGCATTGTTATATCTTCCTGCTACTGCTCGTATAATAGACGGAAACAGTAAAGGAGAAACTGTATTATTTTTATATTTTGCAACAATTTTATACGGAAACTGGGTTATGTCTACAACGGTGAATGCACTATAGTCTTTTCCTTGTCCTCGTGCCACATCTACGGTCATGAAATAGATATTGGATCTGTCCTCTTGTGTTGGTTCTGGTGGATGTTCCATTATTGTTAGTCCATCATTGGTTTTTGATATAGGTTTTTTCCATATCAAATTATTTAATTTTTGAGATGAAATTAAGGTATTTGTGGATCCCACAAAATCACATACAAATTCTTCTTGAAATTGTCTTTCCGAAGAATTTCGTATTGTTTCTTTTTTCCATTCTTCATCCCGTGGAGGTCCTCCTGGATATTTTGGAACTTCATTCCATGCAACTTCTATTGGAATATATTCATTTTGTTTACTTTGAGCCCCTTTCCAAAATCGATAAAACATATTTAAACCTTTAGGAGTTGAAATCATTATGACTCTGGTTGTTTGTCCTGCTGTAATTGTAGGATAAACGGAACTAAAGAATTCTTCTGCAACGGTTGTAGGAACGTGTGCATATTCGTCTAAAAGAATAACGTTATATGAACCACCTCGAATTGCACTTGAAGAGGTGGCTGCTGCTATGATACGAGATCCATTTTCTAAAACAATAGAATGTTTGTTCCATTCTTGAACTCCTTGTTGCAACCATAAAGGAAGATATTCATAAGAAAGTTTTAAACGAGCAAGAATTTCTCGTGCAGTGGATTGTTTGTTTGCCAGTATCGCAATACTAACACTTTGGTTGAATAAAATATAATGTAACAGATAAGAGGCAACTGTTGTTGTTTTTCCACTTTGTCTTGGTAATTTTGCTATGACGAATCGATTGTTGTGTATCAGTTCAATCATTTTATTTTGATACGGATACATCTCAAATGGAACAAGACCTTTATCGAGTGAGATAACTTTGATATATTTTGATATAAAATAACTGGGATCTTTTGCACATTTTATATATTCTTCTATTTGTTCTTTTGTAAATTCTAATCGCTGACCTTCTGGTTTTAGATTAGTATTTCCCAAATATCCAGGCTTTTTCATTCTGTTTCTTCTTTTTCAAAAACTTTCAATGGACTTCTTTCTTTGTTAATTAAATTTTGAAGATCACTGGTTGATCCAACGTATATTGAATTGTTTGTTGTATTTTTAACTGTAATTTTTTTGGATTCTGTGTTTGACATTTTCTCATGTATGTCCATTAGATCTTTATTCATTTCGCTCAGTGTTTTAATCATATTAGATAAAACTTCATATGCTCGTGGAGAATCGGATTCTGTTGCCACTTTCAATATGCCATCTAATGCACTCATCCCTGTATCGATAAGAGACGATATATTTTTTCTAGCAGAATTAAAATCTCCTACAAGATCAGTTGATTCTTTTTCTGGAATTGATTTCACAATAGCAGTTTCTTCTAGAACCTTTTCTGGAACAAAATCTATATTTAATGCACTTGATATTTTTTCGTCACTGGATTTCATGGGGCATTTCCCGGAGACCATGTAATAGATGAAGGACCTATATTGGCGTTTCCTGTGTATCCAATATCTCCAATGAATGTGTTTCCAGTCATTCCATCGAAAAAATTAATATCAGTTGTTTCGATAATTCCAATTGTGTTAGTTTTTGTTGGAGAATATATATAACCTTTCATATTAAACTGTAAAACAGAAACAATCGATCTTCTTTGATCGAATGTTCCTTCATAATCTTCATTGATGTCTACGTCCATTAGGACAATAGGAACATCTACTCGTGTATACAATTTATTCATATTCATTGTAACAGTAAAATCTGGAGTGAAATATGGAACAATTTGTTCTATTACTTGTAGAGAATGTTGCATGCTTCTAGAAAATACATACAAAGCAAAAGTAAAGTTATAAGGAGATTCAGAAAAAGCTTTTAACGAAACTCCATCTACGATTTTTCTTTTTTCTTTTAATTTATTTAATCGCCTTGATGCATCATATTGAATATTTATTAATTCAAATCCTATTCTTGGTAAATCCATTTGAATGTGTGTTTCATCTGAAATTCCACTTTCGTTTATTATCAATTGGATGAATTTTTCTTTGGGTCCAAATGAGATAGGAACTCTTCTTTTTTCAACTTGACCGTTTCGTTCTGTCATTGTATATACAGAACTAAACAGAGATCCAAATGCAATAACATGTTTTTTGATAATGTCGTCAAAACCATTGGTTAGTATTTGATTAAACATTAATAGTTTCCTTCCGAAAACGGATCAATATCACTGAAATCGAAAATGGTAATAGTTTTTTGTTTCAGATCATTATTATCGTTTATATTTTTCCCAATAAAGGGATCTGTAGGAATAATTCTGTCACTAGTTGTTCCGGCTATTCGGAAATAATATTCTGCACCAGAAATACTGCCCTTCACGGTTTCTGTTTGATTGTATGAGAACGAACCACTGATTCCACTCAGATACAGAGTGTTCATAGTTGTTCCGTGAATGATATCAACAACAGTCGCAGTTGCAGTCGCATTGGCAAGAGTTGCACCATTTCCAGTTACTCCTAATACTTGGAATACAAATTCGCCGTCTCTGATTTCGTTAGAGCCAGTAATAGGAGTTCCATGAATGTATGCTAGAGTAGCAGCAGTTTTTCTTTTTGTTTCTATGACATCTATATCAGTAATTCCAGTATCTATAGATTCTCCATCGTATGTGAACAATTCTAGCGTAAGCACATAGGTGGTTAATCCTCCCAACTGATAAAATGGAAATTCATCTTCCACATAATTAATTTCAAATAAAGATTTGGATAACGGAAGATAGATAAGATCTCCGGTGCGAGGTTTCATTATTTCATTGCGCTTGGTTTTAATTTCTTCTTCGAATCTAGTTTTAGACAATAAAATGGTACAACGATCGGTTATTTGTACTCCAAATTTCGAAATAATATCTCTGTTTCCTTGAAATCGATCAACATCTACAAGATAAGCTTCTATTGGATATCCTTCTGTGAATTTTGCTTCTGGATCTTCTCCAAATATTTTATCTATATTCAGATAATCTCTGGGTATATACAAAACATCTCGACCCATTGCACGAATAGTTTCAATGGTTAATTCGTTGATTAGTCTTTGTTCTCTTTCAGAATCGTATGATCTGAAATATGGATTTGTTGCCATTAAATTATCCTATAAAAAAATCAGAAGGTAGTTCGTGTGTTAATCGTATTTCGTTTTCAATTACTTCTATTTCTTGCATTGCCTCTTGTTGAATTGCTGTACCGCGTGTTGTGATGCCTCCGGGCAATTGAACTCCGTCGAATTTTGCCATATTTGCACCCCATTGTCGCTTAATCAATGCAGTAACATACTTTTTTAACAATCTATCGTCGTATATTTCAGTATATTTATTGGGATCTAGTGCAGCATATGCCTCTATTACCATAACTGATCCCTCTGTTAATTCTTCCATAGAACCGTCAATATAAATTCTATTTTTAACTTTACTGAATCTTATAGATTTTTCTGGGGCAAAAAATTGTTCAATTAAATTGATATAACGCTTTGTTGCACTATATTGGGGAAGTCCCAATGAAGATTGTGATGCTAGTCCTCGATTAATACCGAAATAATCGGTCAGAGCAAGTTGATATCTGATATCAAACATATTGATATTCGCAAAATTACTAAATCGAAACAAGCGAATAACACTAACTATAGTTGAACCATCTGGTCCATCTCCAGTTATTCCTGAAGGATTCACTAAAATTTCTGTGTCTATGTATCTTTTTTCTATATTATCCGCAGTCATGGTGTGTTTGAAATACACCTTTTCTACTCCATCAAAGTGTCTTTCTGCAAATAATTCTAAAGCATCGTCTACTCGATCCAGACACTGCTCGTGATCGACATTGATGTCTATTACTGGATGGCCAAGTGAACGAAGGGCATATTTAATAATTTTATCTTTTGAATTGACATTTCCCATTAATTTTGCTCCTGTTTATTTATAAGGAGCCTGTTCTTGAGTAAATAAAATTAAGCTTCAGGATCTTTCGGAGAAGTTACGGGAATTATTGTTAATTCTTCCAATTTCATCTTTTCAATGTAAGCCCTTCGAGTCATCGGGGAAATAGACTCTTCTGGTGCAGATTCTTTGTAATTAGAAAATCC